TGATACTGGACTAAGACTGAGATGAGTGTGAATATGCCTACAGATCATGACAAAGTAATTGACATGTCTTGCCCTGAGTCTAACCAGACTCCGTCCTTGTTGCGCTGAGACTCACCAGAATCATGCGTCCAAATGAGACTCAGCTGCTATATTATAGCAAACGGGTTATGGGGGATTTCCGACCTGAGTGAGTCGTATATATGACTTCTCAAATTTATGTCAAAATTTAACGGCATACCGTCTGTATAGTTCGGTATAATACGGTAATACACTGTTAAAGGGGGTTAGGAGTAGGTGTTTTAAGAAATATCAAATGATGATATTAAGTAAAAGAGGGAGATGTTGTCGATTAAGACAACGATTTCCCTCTAAGGGGGCGAGTCCACCCTTCTCACTCCCTATATACGTGAGGGATCGCTATTTCCACGTTGGAAGCTCGTTTCCTGATTCACGTCCCATTGCCTCTCTACGCTGTTCTAAAGACATACCGAGTACTAAATGGTTAGCACTAGCTTGAGGGCGGTCTAGGAAGTCATCTAGGATGCTCTGGAACTCATCTCGCTTACGTTTCTTTATCTCTTCTGTAGCACTTATATGTAAAGCGTCTGTGAAGTACTTTACACCTTGTGCTAGACAGTCTAATCTGTCGTCATGTTTGACTGCTCCTTTCTGACGACACATTCTACTCATCTGATAGAAGAGCATATAGAGGAGTCGCTCTTCTGGAGCAGCTGTTCTATTGCTTCCGTAGTCCCAATCAATAACACTCCTATCAATAACAAGGCGATGCTGGTTAAGGACAGGCTCAAGGCTATCAATAATCCTATCTTCTTTTCGTACGTTAGCCCGTATCTCTTCGATATGGATGTTCTGTTGGGTCTGAATAAGATGTTTCTTAAATAATTCACTTACTATACCGTCTCCAAAGTTTGTTTCGATAACAAGCGACGTAACACCGAACTTTTTACATCCTCTAAGGATGTCGAGCAAGGTATTATCACTATACCCGTCTCGGTACGCTCGCATTTCATGCAAGTAGATGATTCCGTTCTTTTGGGATAGATAACAAGCCGCTGTTTCGTCTGTACCCCTACCGGATGGATCCACGCTGCATATGGTTTCTGTATATTCACTCCAATCTCCTTGCATTTGCATAGGTGAATAGAAATAGTCCCCGGGTAATCCAACTGTTGGGGCGTCTTTGATGACGTTAGCTGGATCTGAGCACCATATGATGTTCTGGGGTGCAGTATCAGGGTTAATAGAAGTGACAATAAGATCAGCCATCTTAAGTGGGAATTTCTCTGCATCTGATAGGCTTGTGTCTAGTTGAAATTGCAACATGTAGTTGCTACGACCCATAGAAGCTTCACGTTCTAGTAGGTCGTCATGATTGAATCTGTCTGGATCAGTAGGAGCCCATTCTTCGGCTCCACTGTCTATATCTGTTTGTATCTCTGGTGCTAGAAGTCCTTCGTATTGGCTAACGCTTTTACCTCTTGGGTATCTTGCGGGCCAAACAAATGGTCTGTAATTCCGCTCTGCCAACTTACGATAAATAGTAAAAGTAGTCTGAGGAGTCCCGAGATACATAATACGGCTATCGTCTTTCGGCGTAAGGATGGCTTCGGCTTCTGTGCAGAGCTGGAGTAACTTCTCACGCATTAACTCCGTCATACTGTTGCCCGGAACCTCTACATCGTCTAAAATCATGAGATCTGCTCGGCTTCCTGTTAGCTGCCCAGTGATTCCCACCGATTTTACGCTTGGGGCTTGGTGTGGAGAACAGTTGACGTCGAAGCTGATGCGACTCCAACGAGAATCGTCCGATTTGGGTTGTAGTTGACTTAGCCATGGTGTTTCGATAATAAGTTTTTGTAAAAAGATGGACATATTATCTGCACGTTCCTTTGATGCAGACACGATCATTATTTTCTTCTCAGCGTCGTTAAATAGAGTCCAAAGAACAAAAGCACCAGTAATCCAGCTCTTACCAACTCCCCGAAACGCCTGTATTTGTAGTCGCTTGGGACCATGTTGAATGTAATCAGCAATCGCATATTGTGCTCTTGTAGGACTAGGAAGATCAAGCTGTCCCCACAATGCCTGCAGGAATAGCTTGAAATCCTGTTGTAATAGTGCTAGGGTGTTATTCATCTAGAGTTAACTGCTCAGAATCAGCAGGCTTGATAAGTTTAAATTCATCATTAAATATTTCTCTATTCTCTAATTTACCCTTACCTAATCTATGATATGTGATATTTCCATTTCTATCTGTACGCCTAATTACTTCACCTGTTTTTCCGTTCTTAAATTTAACTTTTACTTTAACCAAGTTAGCACCACTTAAAGAAGGAGCCGGTTTGGTTCTAATATCAGCATCTCTTGCTAACTTACTAGATTTTGGTCTATCTGTAATTAAAGCTTCTGAACTTAAAGAGGGATCAGCGTCAATTATACTTTGTTCTACAGCTCGAGCTCTACCGCCTAAGAATGGGTAATCGCTTCGTATCTGCTCCATATCTTCTAAGATTCTTGCATTTATTATTTGCTCTGCTTCTGACTTAGATACTCTTAGTATGTTGTTTTTATTACTCATGATTTCTTCTAATCTCTCTTCAATTAATGCTTTACGCCATGCTTTAAATCTTTTTTCAATGACAGCAGGACGTACATCTTGCATAGTAGCTCTACCTTCTCTACCCCGGTATTCACGGCTAGTTATAGCTAAACGTCTACCGTATCTATCAGTTAAAGGAGATAATATAGCTCTACCTTCACGAGCTTCTTTTAACATAGCATCTATAATTTCACTTTCATTTCTGAATAGTACATCTAAATAGTCACCTAGTTTACCAATAACTCTACCTTTTTTAAACTTACCGTTTACCTTTTTACCGGCTTCACGTATAACAATATTACCGGGTTCATTTTGTGCAATAGCTGGTATACCCTGTTTTGTTAATACTTGTTTAGGTAACTCTACATCAACGACAAGTCTCTTACTTAGATTAGCGTTACGTAAAAATGGACCATTATAATTATTAGCAGAAGTACCATTTCCAAAAGTTTCAACGACGTCTTTTAGCTGTTTAAAAGGATCATTTAATAGTAATCTAACATTATCCGAAGCGTGTCTATCTTGACCACTAAGACGCCAATACCAGTCCATATAGTCACCTTTTGCAACAAGATGTTCTACATAAGAAAATTCGGGGTTTTCAGCTACGGCACTATAGAAAGCAGCCTCAGCTTCCTGTGCATTACTAGATATTCGCCTTTGTATACGTCTAAATACTTGTTGATTTATTTTCCGTAATTGTCTAAAGTTTGGAGCAGTTGGATCAGGTACAACACCTTCACTTCTGGCTAAAAGCTCATCTCCTAAAGTTTTGTAATTGGTATAATCTCTTACGTCGAATAATTCAGTTTGTTTACCATCAATAGGTACTCTAATACGTCTATTATTTCCGCCGGGCGGTGGTACAACAACAGAGCCACCTTGTTTGAACATGCTATCTTCTGGAATCATCCATCGACTAAGCTTGCCCATCATATCATAGCTAGTATCATCTATTCTGTTACCTATATCATCAAATATTTCACTTACATCTTCTCCAAGTTTACCTTTAAATGCTGCTGGTGCTAAGTCAAAAGCTCCTCCAAACGTACCACCTAGAGCTGTAGCAGTTCCAAACTCTTCAAACGTAGGAAATTCACCTTCATTAATAAGTTTTTCACCAGTAACCTGTATACCTCCAGATAAAGCTCCTTTACCTACAGAAGTTCCAAACCGTGTTGCTCGGCGAGCTGATTTAAGCTGTGCTCCGCCGGGTATAAGACTAGCTAGTCCAGAGGCAACCATTTCACCTTCATTAAATTCGCCACCTCTAATACGTTGTGCTAAATAGTTTATAGCAGCTCCACCAGCGTATTGGGCTGGAGGAACAAAGGAAAACGTATCTAATAGGAAGTTTAGACCTATTTCAGTACCAATAGCAGCACCTGTACGAAAAGCACTACCTTCATCAAAAAAGCCGCCTTCGTCTTCTCTTTTTTCTTCGTCAATAACATCTTGGATGACTTTGTTATATAATGGCATATCAATTAATATGTGATAAGATTACATGCTCTCGATCTGTCATTCCAAATCTTCTTCTCATCCACTCGAGCCAGTGGTTGCTACCCTTCTCCTGATTGCATCGTCTACACGAGGGGACAACATTCGTCGTAATATCTTCACCGCCTTTACATTTAGGATGTACATGGTCGATTGTAAGATTGTGTAATTCATGAAATTCTCCGCAATAAACACATTGACAATTAAAGTGCTCTTTGATAGCCCTTCTCCAGAGCCGTTTAGAATCTGAACTTGTCATGGTTATTAAATTGTGTAAATAGTAATCAGGTTTAGGTAGTAGTGGGGTCATTTTTTAATTTTAAGTCTGCTTCTTCTGTTAATAGATGGCTTTTGTTTCCTGCCACGGGTCTTGCTACCCTTATAATGGGCGGCATCCAGCCCGTCACGGTTGCCATATGTACCAAGTTTTCTATTAAGTTTGTTTGCATTGACTCTTAATTCTAACCCTTTTTTAGTTTTGTTGTATTTCTTCTGCTGTTTTCTACGTTTTGCAGCAGCTTTTGGATTCTTCTTATAGTATTTAGACGTTTTGCTTGCCATATAACCTCCGTTGGACTAGATTAGAGTCTACAGTAGGTAGAAGTTTGTTTAATTTATCAAGAGGACTACCATCAAACGCAACACCTGTTATATCATTGGTCTTTAACCAATCACATGCTGCTTTTAAATCTTGTGTAGTAGCCTCTCCGCTCTTAATCCTACGTAGAAAGTCCTCCGTAACAAGATAATGCAGCTCGTTAAAACTTTCTTCAGTTGCTTTTTTGGGTAGTTTCTTGACTGTATTCATTCGATATCTAATCCTTTTTTAACTATAGCTAGTGCTTTATCGTCTAGCTCATTATCAGTTTGCTCTACTAGCTTTTCTAGTAATTCTACTACAAATTTCTTGAACTTCTCGCTCTTTAGGCTAGTTAATACGAGTGGTTTTAAAATTGCTAACATGATTATTCAGTGGTTTTTTTAGTGGTTTTCTTTTTTGGTTTTGCTTTACGCTGTCTAATTAAAGTAGTTTCTACTTCTGGTCGTAGATCGTTAGAACCATCTAGTGATGGCTGATCTATCTTTTGTGCATCTGTGAATGTACTCATTTAAAATAATCCAAATCTCTTTTTAGGTTTAGGTGGTAATAGTGCTGAGATAGGTACAATATCCTGACATAATACTTTCATATCTGAGTTAGGATGGAAGGTAAATCCCTTCTGTTGCAGCTCTGCACACTTTAATGCTCTAACTAATTCATAGTCAAGCCTCATCTTCTCCTCTTGTCTCTTAGCCATATCTCTACACTGTTTTAGAGATTGTCTATCTAATGGGACCATAAAGTTAATCTGGAATCCCCAGTTTTCTCCTAAAGTGTAGCTATCTTGCCTAAGACCTCCTGCATCATCATTCCATGATCTAGGTTCTGTATGATTACCCATATAGAATGGTGAGAAAGTCATCGTACTCCCGTTACAGCTTATATTAGGACCAAAGTATTGTCTACTCTGAGATCCATTGTTCTGGAACTGTACAGCCTGATTGGTGACATTCCCAGTAGCAGCTGCAACAGGATTAGATGTGTTGTTTGTTTCGCCTTCTGCGAAAGCTGGACTTCCTATTGAGAGAAGACCGATAAGGAAGTAGTAGTAGCGTTTGTTGTGATGTTTCTTGTTACATCTATCTGCTCTATTACTCCAGCAGATCTGGTTACAGTTTCGAGCTGAAATGCGTTTCCAGCTGTCTGTATATCGAATACCGTATCTGTTGCTGTTATTCCTCCAGATGTTGCGGAGGTAGCTGTAACATTGCTTCCAGTCCAGCTGTTTAATTCTCCTCCAAACACTTGAGTCTGGATAGTTTCTGTTACAGTTTGTGTTGTTGTTGTCGTACTGTTCATCGACCCTTGGGTGAACTGAGGCGTAACAGTATTTGCTCTCGCTACTGCGGGTGACAACAGAGCTAAGAGTATTAACCATTTTTTCATGCTTTTGGTGTATTTTCTGGTTTCTTTGCCATAGGACATTCAAATCCTTTACTATTGTTGTTTCTATTACCAGTAGTTAGCCCGAAGGTAGCAAGTGCTCCCGTAAACACGCTGGCAACGAACGTGATATCGCTGTTTCCAGACTTCTTTACCATTGGTATATCGACGTAGTTCATAGTGATAATGAATCCACTCCAAACAACGACACCCAGTCTTACGAATGTTCCTAGAATCTCGATCTGATGTTCTTTATCCTCAGCAACATCTTTGAGTTTAGTTATTATATTTTTCTTTTCTGGTTTCTCTTTTCCTTCCATTTATCAACCTTACCTTGAATGAATTTTTGTAGTTTCTTCTTTATTTGATCAAAGAAGGGTGTAGCTAGGGTGGTTGTTGCTACTGCTGCCACAGCTGCATAGGTTGCAGTTGCTACTACTTCAGCAGTTGGCAGAGGTAACTGTATGTCTAATACAGGTATGTCTAACTTAGGGGGAGGTGGAGTTTCAGTTTCAGTCTTAATTTCCTCAGTACCCTCTGGACGTTCAAGGTCGCTAGGTGGAACGATTATCATTTTATATGATGGGACCTCAGCTGTTGGTAAAGGGATGGATATTGTTTCTATCGTATATGCGTCAGGCAGTACTATAGTAGGTATATCCACTATGCGTCAGGGTCAACTTTTCCCTTGTTATCTAATTCTGGAATGTCCTCCCAAACCCATCCTTTAGTATTATCAGCTTTATATACATCTTCCTGCCACTGATATAAGCCGCTTTTTCTAGAGTGCATATCGCTAGGTTGTGGTATTGGAGATTCCCATAAATAAGTACTTTTGTTTAAAACCCAACTATCAAAAGGAGGTTTAGGTGGAATAAACGCATCTAAACTAGAGTCATATGTATAACCAATACCGGCATAATTCCCTCTTAATGGTGGTTTATCGTCTTCTTTTAAAACTGCTTCACCATCTGCATTTGTTGTTTGAGGAAGATAATGTTTTCCACCAAATGTATTATAAGAAGTTTGAATCCAACTTACTCCATCTTCTTTAGGTAAACCATCTATAAAATCTTGTTCAGCCCTAAGAACCTGTAAAACAAGATTATCTTTTACTTTTGCAAAATGTGACATTGTTTATGCTGTAAATGTTCCTGAGCTTGTGAATGTATGGTAGGTATAACCTCCAGAGCTGCTGACAGTTCCTCCACTTCCGTTTTGTGGACCAGAATAGCGAATGATAACTCCGCCACCTCCACCGTGACCTCCACGGGAGTAAGCATTGTAATCATGTGCAGCTCCACCGCCGCCACGACCTGAGCCAGCAGCTCCGTCGTCAGCATTATAGCCGTGTCCGCCTTGTGAATAAGTAGAACCATGCCATGCAGTTCCGGGACCGCCAGTACCGGGACCATTACCGCTATTATTATTTGCCGCTCCACCAGCTCCACCGCCAGCACCGGCTCTTTTACGGTTCCAGCCGGTATAAGAACCCGGGCATCCGGGA